CGCCTTCGTTTGGAGGTTCTGGACCTCTTGTTTCAGGGTCTGCAACTAGCCAATCTTGATAAGCGTTCCACAAGTCTTCCTTGCGATTCCATTCTTCAAGCTCGTCTGTGTAGTCATCATCAGCGCTGGTCGATGTCGCGGATTTACTTTGGCATTCTTTTTGAGGAGCGGGAGCAAGCGGGATTCCGCAAGTGCAGCATCCCGCCACTACAAGGTTGTATTCCTGCGCGGTGGTTAATGTCATCCTCGTTCGTGGCTAAGGATTCCGGCGCATTGGTCGATGCGAATATGTCCGCATCCGGTATTCACCAACGTTGCCGATCCGCTGTCGATCTTGAGTCTTCCAATCGGAACTATGATAGATCCGGCCCCAGTGGCAACTGTCGGATTTGTGTTGTCGGGGTAGCTCGCGCTTTCACTCCATGTCACCTTGTCCCAGTTGCTAGCGGGAGCGGTTGCGCTAGTCATACCCGGCAAAAAGATCTCGTTGTCATCATCGCGGTTTGCAATGCAGTCGATTTCTATCCAAACAAGCCAATCTCCATCCGCTTCAAGATTCAATTCTTGATTCGGAACTTCGATGTTCGATTCTCCGCAATAGATAATACCGCCAAGGATACCCGTCGCCGTCGCCTCGCCGTCTGCGTAGGTGGTTATTGATCCGAATGGGCATGTTGTGGCAGCTGCTGCGCTACTCCCGCCGCGTCTAGCTGGAACTGTCCACGTTCTATCCCTTAGCTGTTGCAATGCCGTATTCACGCTTTTTGCCCATTGCATGAGCGCGCCGATGTTGCGCGGCATTTTAGGAATAGTAACAGATCCTTTTGCTCGAATATTCATTTAATTATAAAGGAAATTGTTTTCCTCGTTATTTGCAACAAGCAAATATGTCGAATCCTTAAAAAATCTGCCTTCGCCGGATTGCTCTTGGCTAGGCCCGGTCAACATCCATTTCCACCCGCTGCCGGGGCTTGGCGGATTCCCTGGGGGATTTACCAATTCTCCAAGTTTTGATAATTGTCCAGAAGTGAATCCATACGCAGATTCCTCCCTAACCGTCCAAGTATAAGACGGCTTTTTAAAAGTGGTTCTTCCTTGCGCTACCATTTTTGCAAAAACAAGAGCATCGCCAGATAGCGGGCTGAAATTATCTCCGTTTTCTTTTTTTCTTTGGCCAAATTCGCTTCCGCCTCCTTCTTTTTCAACGTAATCACCAACGAGCGTGAAGTTTTCGTTGCTTGATGCGCTTCCGCTCAAAAGAAAGCCAAGAAGCAACTTTGCTTCGTCATCTAAATTCGCCCACTTTGGATGCTCGTTAATCGGAGCCTCTTCAAGATTCCCGCTCAACGAATAGGTCGGAACTGTTTGCTCGGTTCCGCTAGATCCTGGGCTTGTGGAAAACGCGAAAAGTGTGCCGGTAAATACAACTTTAATTTCCCACATCCCACTTCCCTCGTGGTGATTGGGAATCGCGGTTTTGACACGTAAGCCACGGTAGATCGACGGAACATCCGGCCACAGAGCGTCTGCACGAGTCCCGCGCCGGAATGGCGTTAGGTCAGCAGTGCCAAGGCTTGTGTATCGGCAGAGGTAGGTCTGTGTTGCCTCGATGCCTCCGTTCTCCGTTTGTTGGACGGCAAAATCCTTCTGCGGAATGAACTTGGTCGATGAATTTAAATAGATTTTTCCACTCATGGCGTTGGTGATAGGCTTCTGTTGATTCTCGTTAGTTGTTCAACGGCTTGGGTAAGCTTCATCACCATTTGGCCGCTTGCGTCACTGTAAATTGATGATTCGCCTTCTCTAGCAAGGCGAAATCCGGGAGGCGGAGCTTGTCGATTTCTTTGGGCGGTCGATGATAGTGCGTCGATGTATTGGCCGCTTTGAAGCATTCCGCTTGTTGCGCCAAGAGCATCAGTTAGTGACAATTTTGTTTTGGCCAACGGGTCTTTGTCTTGTGATCCTTGTGGAAAATACGGCGATAAGTCGCCTGCTAGAAACTTTGACCCTTTGGCGAAGCCTGATTTAGCTTTTCCTAGGATGCTGTTTTCCTGCATTAGCTTCAATGCATCCTTGACCTTGTTCAGCAATTCGTTGCCGATGAATCCCATAACGCCAATTAGATATTCCCCAGCCTTGGTTACACCAACCATGAACGCATCCTGAATCAGTGTGCCAATTTCTCCGCTTTGAAATGCGTTGAATGCGGTGGTGATTGCGCCCCCAACCTGCTCGCCCATTTCCTTTGCTTTGCCCGTTAGGGTGGAAAATTTGTCGGTTAGCTTGTCGATCAGCGGTCTAAGCTCATCGTTGATCGGTGTCCCGAAAGCAATGAGTAATTGACTCCACGAGTCTTTCAATTTGTTCAGCTTGCCTTCCGTGGTGGCAGCTACCTTTTTGTTCATATTCTCAAAAAGTCCACCTTTTCCAGTAGCATATCCAATCGCCTTGGCCACTTCGTCAAAACCAACTTTACCTTGCTCCATTCGCTTGTTAAGCTCTGGCATACTTTCTCCAGCAACTTTCGCAATGATTGGCTTAATCCCGAACATCGCGTTATTAAATTGCAAAACCTCTTGCCCGGTTAATTTCATTGCGCTTTTAGCCTGCGAAAACGCCAAGACTAAAGAATCAAATCTTCCAGTGTCACCCATCGAGATATTAGATAGTTGATCGAGATACTTGGCGGTTTCTTCGGCACTAAACCCAACAGAAAGCAGGCTTGCTGCACCTTTCGTAAAATCCATCATTCCTAATGGCGATTCGACGTTGAGCTTTTTTAGCTTTACGATTAGATCGTTTGCTGCCTTTTCGCTTTGAAGTAGTGCTGCAAATTGAGTCTGCAAAGTCTCCATATCGGACGCTGCTTTTAGCGCATCAGTTCCAATTTTCGCAATGGCGGCAAAGCCAATGATAGGAGCCATGACGGCAGCCAGCTTAATAAATGGAGCCAGCATCATTTTGCCAGCAGCTGCGCCAGCATTGCCTAATCCTGCAAATGATTTTTTGACCATTGCTAGACCGCGTTGCACGGCAGCGCCGTCAAATTTAAGAATAAGTGAGGTGGAAATTGCCATGGTTAGAAGTCAAATTTGATTTTGCGGGCTTTAATTTTATTGACCTTTTTTAGGATTTCTTCGGTGTTGATTTCAGATTGGCCGGGGTTTTCGATTTCAATTCCATTCTCTATCCAGTGGCAAGCCATCAACTGATTTACCATTCCCGCATTGATCCGATAAAGAACTGATTCCATTGAATGGCCTGCCTTGCCAAGGATGTAAGCAATGACCGACTCCTCGCATGGGGTTATGCTTTGATTTTCTTGCGGCCCGTCGCCGCTTGTGGCTTTTTTGGCGTGACAAGCGTTTTCTGGTAGATCTCCACTTGCTCGAAAGCATGTTTCAACAATGCTCTCAGTTTGGCTTCTGAGCTACTGAAAAGTAGGTCATTGACTTGCTTTGTGGCGGCAGTGCCTTTGATAGATTGAAGCGCAAGCGGATCTTTTGTAAACGCAAAACAAAATTCCGCGATGTGGAAATCGTCAACATCATCCTTGCCTAATACTACCTTGTTTTTGCGAGTGATTAGCCACGAGCGATGACCATAAGCCAATGGCCAAACCTTGACTCCGTGAATTGTTTTTGGAGTGTCGGTGACGCTTCTTGATTGAGCGGTTTCTGATTTCATAATTTTGATAAAAGGAATCTTTGATTTTTGGCGGATAGGGTAGCATCCATGAGGAGCATGGATTTGCCCTTGGAAATTGCAATTTTCGGAACGCTGTTTTTCGCCCATCCGATAGCGGCATGGCGATTAGCGATAAAACAAGCGATATAACTGACGGGAGACTCAGGAGCTTCCGCTTCAAGCCTGCCAATATCGTTGTAAGCGCGGGCGAATGCGGAGTAGGACAAGCCAAGGAAGCGAGCACCTGCGTCAATCCAATCGGTTTTTCGGCGAGCGCCTAGAGCCATCGTAGAGAATTGCATTAAAGCAAGAAACGGATGGTGCGGAAACTCTCTCTCGAAAGCTGCCCGCATTGACCAAGCGTTCATCATTTCCCTCGTGCTGTGCATCCCGCAGAGCGATTGGTGATCCAGCGTAAATGAGACGTAATCCTTCCCATCGTCATTTTGATAGACGGCAGCAGGCTCAATGGGATCTGGTGGAATCCCAAGAGCCATGCAGGCGGCAAAAAGGTTGATGTCTCCGGTTCTGAATTGCATATTTTTATACTGGTTAGCCCGTTAGGAAACGGACACTGGCGCGTTTGTCGTGACGCCTGGATGATAGACGGCAGTGATGTCGCCAGACTCAAAATCGCTGTTTGTGCGGGTGAGCGTTGCGCCGGTAACGACAACGCCAGCATTTGCCACGGGTGTGGTAAATAGGCCCTTGCTGTTGAGCGTGAGGCTATTTGCGGTCGAGTTAGCAAGCACAATGACGCCACCGATTGCGGGCACTAGGCCAGTGGATTTAGCGACAACTGCGCCCGAAAGCGTAACGTCGGTTTTGTCGTCTGCTAGCGTAAAGCCAACGGTGGAGTCGGTGTGATCTTTCAAATCAACCTTGTTTGCGCCGTAAGCGTAGGCAATTGATCCGATGTAAAGACCAGTCGATGACGAGTCGCTGACAGCGCCGTATTGGGCAAGAGAGAAGTTTTTCGCGGACATATTAGGGAATGGTTTCTAGCGGTTCCCTAACCGTTAGCGTTTTCCCGCTAGATGTCAACTGTCAACACACGCCACCATTTCCGTTGTCCATGTCGTGACTCGGTATCCGTCCTCGTTGGTTGTGACGGGTGATCCGGTCAGGCATTCAAAAACAACGATGCCGATCTGCGCATTCATCCAGTCAAAAGCTAGCTCGGACGCCACTTGTTTGGATAATCCCACACGCATTGCGTCATGCTCGGCTTTGGTTGAGCCTGCTTGATCCTCGTCTGCGGGCGTGGTCACGAGCATGGTTTTGATCTGCGCCTTGTATACGTTGCTGTCTGCCACGCCGGAAGATTCCATCCGGTCAATCATGGATTCTTCCAAGTAGATTCCCGGATAGGTCTTTAATTCCTCGGAATCGCGAAGCTGGATCGTTAGGTTAGATGCTGGCGATGGATTGCGGGAAAGCGAGTATTCTAGCCACTTTTTCCAGTTGTCGAGTAGTGTGTCGGTTATCATCTTCTGCGGTTTAGTCGTTTTCTCATGGCAGTCTCATACCATTTGATCGTGTTTTCAGCGCCATCTTTGAGCGCCTTCATCATCGCGGATTTTTTCAAAACGTATTCTGTGCCAACGTAATCAACGGAGTTTGTCAGGATTCCAGTCGGATTCCATTGGTTTTTGATTAGAGTAGCTGATCCTTTGTTGGAAAATTTGTGCGTGTATGCGGCAAAGTTTTTGCCAATGGCGATGCGTGATCCTACTTTCTGATGCTTTTGAATCTCCTTGCCCGCGCCAATCCATCCGCCCTTTGCTTGACCAATCATTTTGAAACGCTCGCGCATAGCTTTCATGAAAACCTTTTCGGATGTCACGCAGACTACCCCATGCGGCAGTTTCGGAACTCGATTGCTCCGAGTCGTGCGATTCATGTCGATGAAATCGTTCACGTTTTTGGAATCAGTCATTTGCTGATGCTGGCGAAAAGTCAAAAGCCCGTTGGATGTTTGGATTCCGTCGAGTTTCTTTTGATTTAGCTTTTTTACCAGTAATGGATCTTTAATCACCACAAAGGCGCGGCGACCATCTTTCATCATGGCCTGCTGCTGCTTCTTTTTTGGGTCTCCGATTTTCGATGAGTCTCCCCATGCTTGGGTTTCTTTCACAAGCCCACGGCAGACGCCAACTCCCCATCGCGAAATCCCGGTTTCGTTAGCCTCGCCAAATGCGGCTGCGACACGGACAAGCGAGCGTTCCAGCTCTTTAATGTCGATTTCGCCCTGCACCATGCAAGACGCCTAACACCTCGCTGCTAGACTGTCAACCCTGCCAGCGCTCAAGGTCGGGAAACAGTCTTTTAATCTTGATGTAATTTTGCGGGCGGTAAGCCTCGTTTTTGTGGCGCAAGCAAACTCCCTCGCCACCGTTGGCAACGATTGATGCCTCCATGGCATCCAGTTCAGCGGCGGTGACTTCGTGGTGAGATACCAGCGGGCAATGATCGGGAAGGCTGATCGTCGCGAGCTTGGCAATGCGCTCGGGTGTCGTCATGCGTGGCGCGGCAAGGTCAAAAACGTGAAACTGGATGCCTGCCCAGTCGCTGCCCTTGCGCTGCATGGCGCTCTGAAGCTGGGCGAATGTATTGCGGCCCATGTAAAGCTCACCGTCGAGACGAACGCCTTCTGGCATCCCGGATGCAAACCATGCTGGTGGATTAAGGGTTTTGCCGTGGCGCGTGACAAACTCATAACCCGTCCAAATGCAACGCACACCGTCCAGCTTTTCGCTGGCAAGGTAGTCGCTAAGGTTGACTGGGATCTCGTTCACGGGGATAATCTAGAATTCCACCCATAAAAACGCAACTAAAAACGCAACTTTTATGACGATTTATTCGTGCTCGAAAGCGAGATCGAAACAAACGATGCGCCTGGTCGAATGGAAACAATACGCCATGTATCACCGCGAGCCGTCGCCACTTTCCCCTCGTATGCTTTTGCGGCGAGCGGATAGGTTGCAACAAACTCCGTGATGCCGGTCACAAAATCCACTGCGGATGATTGCTCGAATCCACCAGATTCATATTCGCGGGAAAACGTGGCCTCGTTCATCACGCCGCCGATAGCCGGCCCGTTGCCGATGGTCAGCGATTCCTTGCCGATAACGTCGCCAGCAATGGCGAATGCGGATTTTGCAAATTCGGTTAGTAAGCTCATAAATTCAAAAATAAACGGACGGCAGGTTTCCCCACCGTCCGCGACACAACACACACAACGAACGGTTAAAACAACAGTTTGGCAGTGGCAGACACTCCCGACATGTTTCCAGTTCCGCCAGCGGCAACAAACTTGACGTTTACGTAGCGCGGGCAGTTGGAGGGGAGACGGAAGCGAATCTTCTGTTCTGCGATAGTTGATCCTGTGCCAGTGGTGATCTGGACAAGGTTCAAGCTAGTTGTTGGAGTGACAGCTGCGCCGCCTTGAACGGTCATGGTAAGCGTGTCAGCGTTAGGTAAGAGCGTTGAGGTGAGCGAAGGGATGGTCACCTCCAGCTCGAAGTTTTCGCCTTTGTAAATATCGGCCCCGAGGTCGAAGTCGGCGCTTGTTACAGTGCCGTCTGCGGTTGGAAGGGCGCGGGTGATGGTTAGGTCAGTGTCCTGGATGTTTCTTGCAAATTCGTTAGCCATAATTTTTGGTTAGTTGATGGATTCAAGTAGCTCTTTGAGTTTTTCTTTACCAAGGCGGGCATCATAAACAACGCCCGCCTCGTCTAGCAATTCCTTCAGTTGATCCTTGGTAAGTTCGGGGATTTCAGCTTCTTCCGAGGTTTCAACCTCGATGTCAATGATATCGCCTAATACTTCGGAACATTGACCGATAGCCTTTCCAATTGTGCAATTTCCGATTGAGAGACTGCCGTCAGCTTTCGCTAGATCGACAGTGCCGTTTTCGTTTTTGCTCATCAGAAAGACGATGCGGTCGCCGTCCGGTGAATGGTAGATGTAATTTTTATTCATTGAGCCGTTAGGGTTTAGCTGAGGGCTTCGGTGTTAACAATCGAATCGGTGACGATGATCGGGATTCCGAAAGCGGATGTTGGGATTTCTCCGATTGGAGTGTTCGATGCGGTTCCGGTGGTGTTACTGGTAGCTGAAACGCTAAGTTGCAACTGGTAAGCGGATCGGCGGTTCATGAACCACGCATCTGGGCGTTTTCCGATAGGATACTTGCTCAGAAGTTGAGCGAGTAAAGCCATAGTCAAGCCTTTGCCGGTGTCTTCGGTTAGGTCGCGGATGCGGCCAACGGAATACACTGATCCAACTTGCAAGCCCACCCATGCGTTGAGGGATGCAACGTGCGCAAGGTAGTCTTGGCCGGCAGTGCCGTCATTGACCATTTGGTTAAACCAATCGCCAAGCTCGAAAGCGTTGCCTGTGCCGAAGATTAACTGGCAATCCTGCGGTCCGAATTTCACGCCGTAAACAGACGATCCAGTTCCAGCGGATGTGCCGAGAGCGTCAACGGTTAGAGGCTCGGTAAGCGTTGCTGAATATGCAGCGTGGATTTCTTGCAAGCCTGGGAATCCCTTAGAATCCGTGCCTTTGCCGTAGTAGATTTGCGATCCAAGTTCGATCATTGACTGCGCCATGACGCCAGATGCCTCGATGAGCTTCCACGCTTCGGGACCATCTTCGTAAGCGCCTGCAACTGCAACGTCTGCGCGGACATTGCCCGAAAGGATGAAAGTTTCGATTAGACGATTTTCAAAGACAGACTTGGTGTAAGTCGTGCCTCCGTTAGCGTTACGGAATCCGACACCGGGATAAGATTTGCGGACGCCGATTTTATAGGACGTTCCGCGAATCGTGCGGGCTGGAAATGCCATCACATCAGGTGCAACGGTTTGGTTTTCCTCGATCAATCCGACAACTGTGTCAGTGCCGTTGATCTTGGCGATATCAAGTAGGTTTGCTTGTGGCATAAATTTAAGTTAGTTAGATTTGGTTTTGGCAGCTTCGATGAGTCGAGCAAGTCCGAAAAGTTCAGGTTTTGCTTTTGGCGCGACAACTTTTTCACTCAGGTTGAGTGGTTCGTTGTGACCGTTGGCGGCAAGCAGTTTGGCAGCGGCTTCGGAAATCTTGGTTTCTGTGATTTCGTTGGATGCTTCAAGTTCGGTGATCTTGGCTTCAAGAGTTGGGATCTTGTCGGCCTTGGCTTTCAATTCACGATTCTCGACTGCTAAGTTAGACGCTTCTTGCAAAGCGGCTTCAGCGGTTTCGAGCTTAGCCTTAAATTCGGAAATCTCCAAATCGTGCGCGGAAATCTGGTTTTCGAGAGCTTCGATGCGAGACTTTGCCTCAGCATCTGACGGGGATGTTAGTCTATCAAGAATGGACATGTCCGAATCCCTAACGGCTTTTTCCGACATTGCAAGCAATTTGTCTAACGGAGTTTGCTCTTTTCCGTCGTTGGCATCAAAAATCGAATCTGCAAAGCCGTTTTCCACCGCTTCCGTAGCGTCCATCCATGTCTCAGCCTTCATTAACTCACGCACAAATTCGGGGGATTTGCCCACCTTCGCGCTATAAAGTTTTGCCAGTTCATTAGAAACCTCGTCGAGCATGTCAGCGCTTTTCCGCATCTCATCGGAATTGCCGTAAGCCATGAGGGAAACGTCATGGATCATCATCTTGGCCTTGGTGTCCATCTTGATTTCATCCGCCGCCATGGCAATTACGCTGCCCATGGATGCTGCTTGGCCCACAATTAGAGCAGTGACCTTTACGCCACGCTCACGCATTGCGAGGATGGTTTTATAAGCCCGGTAGCCTTGCTTTACGCTTCCGCCTGGAGAATTGATTGTGATTTCAACGGATTCTAGCGATTCTTCTGCGTTTGCCGTAAAGTCTCCGATCTTTAGCTCATTCCTAACCGCATCGTCTCCGTAGAGCGTTGCGAGTTTGTCGATTAGAGAGTCCATTGAACTCTCGGTTACGGTGGAATCCAGCTTCACTTTGCCGGATCGGTTTTCAATTTTCAGGTGAGTCATTATCGTCAGGTTCTACGGTTTCAATTGTTTCAGCTTCCTCTTTTGGAGGCTGCTCGTTAGGTGTGAGAATCATGAAATACCGAGGGTCGATCTCGATTTGATACTTGGATTCCATTTCACGGCGCTTCAGTTCACGCATTGCGATTTCCTCTCCGCGCTCGTTGAGATGTTCTGCTAGGGATTTCCCTTCTTCGCCGATCAAATCAGTTTGGTTGAGGATGCCCATCTTGAGCTTCTCGATTTTCTCTTTCGAGCTTCTGCCGTCGTCAATGGTTAGCGATGGTGGCTTAGTAAAGCCCCACGCATACCAATCGGCGCTCTGCGGGATGCGTCCGCTAGACATCGCCCACGCAAGAGCGCGGGTGATCCTCCATTTGGCGATCTTATCTAAGATTGACTGCCGATCCTTGACGGCGCGAACCGCCATTCCGATAGCATTGCGCTCTGCCGTGCCGCCGCCTGCGCCGTTTCCTTTCCAGCTCATCGCCATTGGCCAATTGATTTGCTGAAACGCTAGACGCATCTGCATTTCCGTGAACTCGTGCCATGGATTGCCGGGGCGGAAGTTCTGATGCTGCTCCAATTTTTCGCCAGCGCCTGCCTTGGCATACATGATGCGCCCACCGTCCAACGTCTTGATTGCCAACTCTCCGCATTCGCTAGGCGGCACGTAATCCGGCTCGTCAACATCCGGTCCGCCACTCTCGTTGTGGATTGTGTAGTTCAGCGACGACATGGAAAGCAGATTCATTCGCTCCCATTCTTCGGATTGCAAAACGTCTCTCAAATTGTTAAGAGTGGCGTAGAATAACGGCAAGCCGCGCTTTTGTTCCGGCCAAGCCTTGTCAAACGTGTGTTTGATAAATGCAGCGTCGATGAATTTCTCATGGACGCCCTCGGCATTAACAAACGAATAAGCTACGGGTTTTCCGGTGTCTGCCCAGTAAACGATTCCATCCTCGTGGTAAAATTGATTTCCAGAATATCTCCCAACGGAGATTCTACCGTCTGGCATTCCGCCTGCATCTATCCGGTGAGACGGGATGATTTGAATCTGCGGGTATCCATCGCGGGTCTGGGTAAAATACTCAAAAACCTCGCCGTCTCTATCCATTGCAACCGAGTCGATGTAGAGGTCAGTAACAAAATCATTGTTTCCGCCTGCAATGTTGCAAATTTCATACCACTCGTTTTCAAGCCAGTTTTTGGCGATGCGGCCCCATTCCGTATCCATGCCACGGTAGACCGGGAGATAAGAGTTCCCCACGGAATACATCCCCTTTTGATCGATTGCGGAAATCAAAGGGGGAGAATTGAGGTAGAGCGTCTTGGATGCTGAAACGAGCATTTGCCTATCGGCTTTCGGCACAACCTTTCCGAGGTCGCGAAAATTACGCGTTTCTGATGGTCGCTCGCCGCCTCCAAGGTTTGCAGACCTCGCAGCTCTGCGGTTAGCTCCTCGCGCCAAGAATGCGGGACGTCCAAACTCATCGACAATTTGACTCAAATGAACCTCCCCACTACGGTTTTAGATCCTGCGGTGTCGTTCTCGATCATTGTCATCAGAATTGACAACACGTTGAGACGCTCCTGCGGAGTCGATGAGTGAGACGCCGTGAATCCCTGCCCGTTAACCTGGCTATTCGTGATCTGCATCCCCCCGTTTCCGCTTGCAATTGAAGCAGTTAGGGCGAGAAAAGCATCCTTTTGCACCTTAATCGCGGCGGGATTTCCCCTGACCGCTTTGAAGATTGCTCGGGCTTGGGCGAATGGCGACATGCCGAACCCCTAACATCCTGCTAGAAAAGCGCAAGCCTTTGTTTCGTTAGTCCGTTAGGAATCCGCAGACTCAAAAGTAAAGACCTTGAACATGAGCGCGGCGGCTAGCGCGTAGAGTTCACAATCTCGCCCGTGGTTCGCTCCAAATCGGTCCCATTTTTTCACCTCGCGGCCTCGTGCATCTGCGGTTGTGACTAACCGTTCGCCGTTGAGGTGCTTCTGGTAAGTAGGAGGCGCGTCGTCATACGCCAGCCATTCAGCGCCCTCGCCGTTGATTAGACGTTGGAGGATGTGCTGCAAAGGCTCGGTTGCGACGTGGTAACATTCGGCCCTTGCTCCTGATTTCGCTTTGGCAAACCATCGTTTTGAGTAAAGGCGCACTTCTTTCATTCCCTTTTTCGGACCAAGTTTGATTTCCCAGTCCCATCCGCTCTTTCGATTTCCATCGCCTTTCACTCCGCGCCATCCATACCGCGCAATGGTTTCCGCCATGCGCTCTTGCTCAAATCCAATGTCGAGGAACGTGCATCGCGGCTCCACCCCGTATTTTTTCCGCAGTTCTTCAGCCTGTTGCTCGGTGGCGATGTAACCAAACCAGAGGAGTTTTGACGATCCTCCGTTAGCCCATGCGCGGATTGCGCCCCAGAAATGATCTCCGCCAGCGTCCATGGTAAAACTGCGAAACCTTTCGTCGTCAATCCGGCGTTGTTCCTCATAGTCTCCCAACGTGTAACCGCTGGGCTTGAGTGTAATTTTGATGATCTCAGATGAGTTGCACCACCCTTGAGCGCGGCGCTTTTGCGTCCATGCTTTGAGGAACGTATGATCGCCAATCGACATCTGCCTGTCAGCGACAATTTTGTGAAGCACATCCTCGGCCCATGGAATCCACCAAATCGCCGTTGCATCCGTGTGGAATCCTTCGTAACCGCGCTGCCCGTTAGGATTCGTTAGCAGATACCCATCGTCATCTTCCAAGCTGTCATGGAGCATTCGGCGGTTTTGCACCGTGTCGGCAAATTCTGATTTGCACGATGGGCATTCCATTTTTACGGAGTCGGCGGTTGGCTGGTCGTTAGGTGTTCCGTCTGGATTTTTTACCTCGTCCCATTTCAGGTGGGCAAAGGAGAATGCTTGTTTTGATTCGCAGTGCGGACACTTCCAGCCAAAATCCCATTTTCGGCATTTATCAAATTCGATGTGGAGTTCGGACGAATTCCCGGCGTCCTCGTCTGCGTTTGCTGTCTCGCCCCCTTGGGAGACGAGAACAAATTTCCGGTTGGATCGGTTGTGGGATCGAGCAAGCCATTCGCGCACCATGCCACGTTTCCACGCCCACGCTTCGTCTCCCTGACCGTAGGTGATGGACCGCTCTTGAAAGTTCGAAATATTCGCACCGCCCACCTGCATGAACATGTGCGGCCAAACAATCGCGTCTTTCCTCACGGCATTACGGAGGTTTGACGGCCAAAGTTGATCCAGCGGCTCGCATCGTTTTAAGGATTTCAGCAAGCGAGTCTCTAGCCAGAACTCTGCGTCATTATTGGTCTGTGACGCGTAAAGAGTTGAGCCTGGAGACACTGCCACGATCCAGCAGTTGATCGCTTCAAAAAATGTCGATTTGCCGGAACCTGTCGGCATCACGCAAACCACGTTAGTCGTTTCGTAATCCGCGTAACACCCCATCGGCTTGCGCCACCACCGAGTTTGCGCTGGATCATATTTCTCGGATCGCTCGGAATTCTCAACGCCGACATGCATTCCACACCAATCAGCGGGGTGAAGCTCGGACGGCGGTGCGATGTTTCGGCAAAATGTCTCGATCATTTTTTTATTGGGTAACTGCCAACGCCTTCGCAGTATCGGCAAAAGATTGGATTGGTTTCGCCAGGTGCATGTCCGCTGCCGTGGCATCCGTGGCATGGAGAGCGGCCAAACGCTAACCGGAAGATGGCAATTTGTTTTGGATCTTTCGATTTGGAAATGCGCTCAAGCTCCGAAAGCTCGGAAACAAAAAGGCGAGTCCAAATTTTCAAAACCCATTTCACTTTTTCGCAGCGACTTTCTTTTCTGGGTGCTCTTTCCAAAATTCAGAATTGGAATCGGCAAATTTCGTTTGAAGCTCACGAAGGCGAGCCTTGATAATTGGCGCGGATTTGCTGCGAGGTAATCCTTCAACGATGCCGGGAAGGTCCGCAATGGCGCGAGCGATGAAAGCGGCAAGGGCAGTTGAGATTTTTGTCATGTTTTCAAAAACCTCAGCTCGTTTGAGGTAGAAATTCCTTTCCACTTCCAACGCGAATTCAGCCTTGGACGCTTGAGCTTTGGTGAGGCGAATTTTC